TCTAAAAGCTCCTGTCTGCTCATAGAAACCTCCTTATTTGTCTTCTAATTGTTTTCCAAGTGCTTTTTTCATGGCTTCCTTAACTTCATCAGTTAATGGCTTACCATCAAATGAAACCCATTTGTCCCAATCAACTTTACTATCATCTACTAAATCGGCAAGGTCAATACCTTGTTTTTGTTGTTCAGTTTTAATAGAAACAACTTTATCGTTTTCTTTTTTCTGCTCTTTCAATTGAGAAGAAGCAGTTTTAAGAACGATTTTTTGACGCGATTCTTCAAGTTGTTTCATTGTGTCAATAGTTTTTTCAATAATAGGCGTATTATCTGAATTTACATCTTTTTTCCAAGTTGTATCTATATCAGACTTTTTCACTCCGAAGTAGTCTGCTATTTTTTGGAGAACTCCGCCTGAAGGGAAAGAACGGAGTTTTACGTATTCAGTAATGATATTTTGGGACATTCCAATTTCTTTGGCGAGTTGTTTCTGAGTGATGCCCTTTTCTTTTATAAGCTTTTTGATATTCTCAGCAACAATTTTGCGCCTTTCAAGTTCTTTTTCTTCCATGAATATATAATAGCAAATAAATGAATAAAACACAATTTTTTTGTGATTCGCAAAATTTATTGTTGACTACACAGAAATTCTGTGTTAAAATTAACTCATAAAGTCAAACAAGCGAACGAACAAAACAGTTGCGAAGCTTCTGTGAATGTAGTTACACGTTGTATTCAACTCAGCGTATGTAGCGAGTTTGGCAAATAAAAAGCCCCAGAGGGGCGGTTTCAGTCTTGAAATAATTTGTTTATCATGACATAAGCTATTGTCATTAAATAGAAAGCGAGAATAGGATTTATGTTAAATATTAGTTGGATTATGAGCTCGGCAGCAGAAGACAATATTATATTTTTAGCATCATATCTCATTTGTTCTTTTTTAGAAGGAGAGACATTAGATTGATTAACATTAATATTAATTTGTTCAACCTCATATTTGAGGGAAGTAAACAAATCATATATATCTTGATTGCTTATGGGTGTATCAGGCTTTACGATTGGTTCGTTTACAATTTCATCATGTGTGTGTTTTATAGAATGGGGAGTAGGCTCCTTATTATCAACAAAAATGGCTTCTTCGGAAGACTTGTTAATAAAATCTTGAAGCGAAGAATCATAAGGCTTTCTAGGCAAACCTCTAGCATCAGCAATGAGTTCAGATACATTGACTGGATTAAACGTTTTTTCTAAAAGTTCTGTCTTATTTTTAAATTGATTTCTCTGAGATTCTGTAATTGTTTTATAAGCTTCTGTTGAAAGAGAGTTTGCTATAAGTCTTGAAGAAATAGCAGGGTTCAACAAAGAATTTCCAACTTTTTTTAATTTTTTTAAAGTAGTTTGATTTAGGGAACTTTCGAGAGTTTTACTTAGAATTATGGTCCTGTTCATAAATTTATAACTTGAGCTTTTGTCAAACGCTAAAATTTCTGGATTAATTTTCGGCGATAAAGCACTCCACCTTTTCATCTGCTTTTGATTTTCTAGCATAATCTTCATTCCAGGTGAGTTTATTACTTTTTCTCTTAACTCTCTCAATTGCTTCGAATACTCGTCGTTTAAAGGCGACGTTAAATAATCTTTGTTCATATATTCTCCAATATAATTTTATTTTGAACAAAACCACCAGCCGCGGTATCTCATTCAATATAATTATATCACGGAGTTATGATATCGCTCACAATGAGCAGGGAAGACTGGCGAACAGGTTCGATTCCTGAACTTCCCTTACTGCGAATGCAGAAATTTAATAAACAGAAAGGAGAAGAAATATGGATTTGAATCAAATAAAAATAGTTGATGGGAAGCTGTTTTTAGACGATACGGAAGTAAAAGGTATTCAAAAAATAAACCTCCAAAAAGGCATTGATATATACAAAACCTCTTTGAAGATTGAAATGATTGTTGGATCGCCTTTAGATGAATTAGAACCTAAGAATCGTAAATACGAAGTGATTCTAAGAAAGGGGGATTAGTGATCATTTATATAGGCATGACCTGCAGGAGTTATATCTGTAATGATATATCCGGTTGAAGCCAAAGTTTCTAGTGCTAGCGCTGAAATATATCCACTATTTAAAAGCTGAGAAATATTATAAAGTACATATGTTTCTGAATATCTATTTAAAGCTTTTACTAATTTAACAGAATCGATATTACCATTTAGCTTTAAATTTGTCTCTAAATATAACATGATATCTAGAGCGCAGTCGTTAGTTAATTCCATATCACTTATCTCCTTTCTATAATATTTTAGGGTAAGAACTATTAGAGGTAGCGCTTACTCTAAAGATATTATAGCACCGAGGGTAATAACAAAAACATTAAATTTAAACTACAATTAAGAAAGGAGCCAGTATGGCAGAAACACTAAGAACCCACCGAGAACGGGCTAAACTTACCCAAAAAGAAGTTGCTGAGATGATTGGAGTAACTCCAAATACTATTAACAACTGGGAAAAAGATTCATCAAATTTAAAAGATTTTTATACAAAAAAATTTATGGAAATCTACAAAGTAACTTACGATGATATTTTTTTAGGAAAAGAACACAGAATTTCTGTGCCTTTTACAAATAAACAAGCTAGCTAATTAGAAGGGCGAAACATGAACGAACAAGAAGTAACAGTTAAATCTTCACTTATCGAAGCAAATGAATTAATTAAAGCAGTATTCTCGGATTATGGAATTCAAAATAAAGATGGAGAGCAAATCACTCGAAAAGAATTTGCTGACCTAGTTGGTCAAAAGATTTGGCTAGCATCTGATATTTTAGGAATTGAATTAGATTAGGAGAAAACAATGAATCAATTAATTACAATCACACAAAATGAAAACAATGACCAAGTAGTAAGCGGTCGTGAATTACATGAATTTTTAGAAGTCAAAACTCCTTATCATATTTGGTTTGAAAGAATGGCAGAATATGGATTTACTGAAAACGTTGATTTTATAGGTTTTGAACAAAAAAGTTCAAAACTAGGTGGTCGTCCAAGTGTTCACCATGCGTTAAAAATTGACATGGCAAAAGAAATTTCCATGATTCAGCGTAATGAAAAAGGGAAACAAGCTCGTCAATATTTCATTGAAGTTGAAAAAGAACTTAAACAACAGCTTTTACCGCAAACTCCAGAACAACAAATCGCATTACTTGCTCAAGGTAACGTGAACTTGAACAAAAAGGTCGAACAAATTGAAAATTCAGTTCTTGATTTAACTGATCGATTCGGACTTCCATCAAATAAAGCTAAAGTTTTGCAAAAGAAAGTAGCAAGCAAAGTTTATATGTTTACTGGCGGTAAATATTCAAACGCTCATAAAAAATTAGGAGCTAAGGTATTCAGAGAATTTTATAAAGATTTGAACAATCGCTTCGATGTTGTGAAATATAGCGATATTCCATTAAGCCGTTATGACGAAGCAACAGAATATCTTGATATGTGGCAACCATCTTTCAATACAACGCTTGAAATTCGTGGATTGAACTCACAAACCAGCTTTGACTTTGAAGCTTAGAAAGGAAATCAGATGGAATATAAAGATGATGATTACTTGACTACTCAGCAAGTAGCGGAAAAGTTTTCCATCCATGACCAAACTGTTTATCGACGTAGAAAAGCGATGGAGCTATTTCCACAATTCAAGTCTGGTATTTTCATGAATGGACGTAGATTTCGATACAAAGAAATCAGAGACTTCATGCAGTTTGTAAATACTCCTGAGTATAAGCAAGAACTTAAAAAGCGTCAATCAGTTATCAAATGAAAGGCAAATAATGGAAACTGCAACTAGAAATGGTCGTAAAGTCCGAGTGTTGCCAACACCAGTTGGACAAATCTATCATGATTTAATCAAACGAGAAAATCGTGGAGTAGTAGTCTTTGAAACTTGGCAACGTCCAGACGGAAGTCTTTATATGACTTCACGCAAAAAGAATAAGCAAGAGCTTGCTACTGATAAAGCTGCAATGCTTAATGAATGTATTTCAGACTGGAAAAAAGTTTGGAACTAAAAAAGTCCGCACTAGGAATGCGGACTAAGACGTGATACGTCTACAAAATTTTATACCTAGATTATATCACGTTTCAACAAAAATCGGAAACGGAGAACATTAAATGACCGAAGAAAAACCAAGATTTAGTTTTTCTGATATTAGAACTTTTCAGGAATGCCCTTTTAGATTAAGGGAAAGAAAAGCAAAAAGATACGCTGAATCTCCTACAGAAGCTATGCTAGTTGGCCTTTATGCTCATGCAATGCTTGAGGGAGATAAAAGTACTGATGATTTTGTTCAAGAGCACTCTGTGGATATGATGGGCAATATTGGTAAGAAAAACCAAGGTATTAAAAAAGTTTTTAAAGATATTGTGATGGCAGTTAATGAAGTTAAAAAAACTGAAACTTATCAGTCTTTCGATACTTTACATACTCATAAAGAACTTTATATCAGAGCAGATTATGATGATTTTGTGATTAGTGGAAGAATTGATGTCTTAAGGTTTGACCATGAAAACAAAACGATTGAAATCATCGACTGGAAAACTGCCGCAAGCTTTGAAGATATATTTGATAAAAATATCAGAGCTTATTTGGAATGGTACAGCCATTATAGAGAGCAATTGGCTTTATACGCATGGTTAGTTGCTCAAGAATTCTCTGATTATACAAAACTAGATTATACAGTGGTAGGGAAAATTGTAGGTTTTACCAAGAAACTGCCAGTAAATATCAAGACAATTACGATGGATTTTGGAAAACTTGCTGATATTTCGGATAAAATCCTTGTTCAAACTGTGTTATCTGAGTTGGATAACATCGCTCATAATATTGAGCATGAGGGAATGTGGACTAATGTCAAATATTTAGACACAAAATGAGCTATATTTTCTTAAAATAATTTTCTTCTTTCTGATTTGGAGTTAAACCATTGTTGGCGGAATGAGGATTATAATTGTTATAAAATTGTTCGATGTATTCAAAGCAAGAGAGTTGAACTTCTTGAATGGAGTGATAAGTTCTGCGATTAATTTCTCGTTGTTTAAGATACTTGAAAAAGACCTCAGTGACGGCATTATCATAAGGATATCCAGGCTTGGAGTAAGAAGCAAGCAATTGATGCTCATCTAATAACTTTCTAAAGGAAGCTGATTTAAATTGGCTTCCTTGATCCGAATGAAAGATAATTGGTTCCTTAGGCTTCCTCTTATTTATAGCTATTTCTAAGGTGTCACAGGCGAGTTTGGCATCAATCCTATCACTTACTTTCCACGCAATACATTTTCTTGAGTAGAGGTCAAGAATAGCACAGAGATAAACATGTCGCTTAGGTCCTATAGAGATATAAGTGAAATCTGTTGTCCAAACTTGATTTGGGGAGTTCGGGTTAAATTCTTGTTTAAGCAGATTATCAGAAGAAAATACAGGAGATTTATTTGATTTAAAACGAGGTTTGATGGTTGACATTTTAGGGAGTGTCATAGACTTGAGAAGTCTTAAGATACGGCCTTCAGAAATATTAACGCCATAATCACGCAGAAGAATGATTTTAAAAGCTCTCGTTCCAATTCTTTTCTTGGCTTTCATATAAATCTCAAGGAGTAATTTTCTCAAGCGTTGATTTTCTACTTCACGCTTCGAAGGCCTCTTGTTTATGAAGTTATAGTAGGTGGAACGATTGACATGTAAAACACGACAGAGCATAACTGTCGTGTGTTCAAATCGGAGTCTATAGATGGCTTTCAATCTTACTTGGAGTTTTGCATGAATATGGCACTCGCTTTTTTTAAAATCAGATTTTCTTCCTCTAGTTGGGCATTCCTTTTTTGTAATTCTTGAATCTGTTTAGCAGTCAACACCGTATTATCTTCAAGACGCACTTGAGAGTACTGCTTAATCCATTTTGCAAGTGCAGAAGAAGATACCCCATAATCTTTACAGAGTTCAGTTTGTGTTTTACCAGTTTGATAGAGATTAACGAGCGATTGTTTGAAATCCTCGTCGTAACGTTTAAAACCTGACATAAAAGTCCTTTCATTTTTGTGTCTTAATAGACAGATTATAACACACAATTTTCTGTCCACTTTTATAGTATAGCTCCAAAGCAGAACAAGACTATTTGATTGGTCGAGTTTATAACGATGTTGATCAATTGATTGCTGGGGTTCGTGCTCGTATCGAAGCAATGCGTATGGAAGTTTTAGCTTCAGGACAAGTTACTGTGAAAGAAAATGGCCTTAACTTTACGTTAGATTACCATGTACCAAATGAACATAAAGAAGTGTTATCAGGTACAAACCTTTGGACAGACCCAGCTTCTGACCCTCTGGGTGATTTAGAGCGTTGGATGGATGCTATGGATACGCAACCAACTCGTGCCTTGACTTCACGTAAGATCTATCGTACTTTAGCAAGTCATCCTAAAATTATTTCTGCAATCTTTGGTAAAGATTCAGGTCGAGTTGTTTCACAAGCTGATATGGATGCTTTCATGGGAACTCATGGTTACCCTGTGATCCGAACTTATGATGAAAAATATAAAGTCCAAGGTAAAGATGGTAAATATACTACTAAAAAATACTTCCCAGAAAATAAATTCGCTATGTTTAACGATGATCTTCTTGGTGAAACGCTTTATGGGCCAACCGCTGAAGAAACTCGTTTAACTCGTGACCCATCTATCGAAACTTCAATGGTCGGTAATGTTTTGGCAACTGTTTACGAGGAAAGTAAAGACCCAGTTGGAACATGGACAAAAGCTGTCGCCACTGCACTGCCTTCATTTGCGGCTGCGGATGATGTTTTCCAAGCACAACCAATTGCGTAGGAGGAGCTTAAATGTTTAAGGTCAAAGTAATTGATTTACCTGTTTTTCATAACGGTAAACGTTATTTAAAGGATGATACTCTGGAAATTGATAAGGGTCATGAGAACCCTTCTATTTTTGAAGTATTAGAAGAAATTGAGGATAATCCATTTAAAGGGGTTAAAGAAATCACTCTACGCAAAGCTTTAGAAGACGCAGAAATTGATATTCCAGATGGTGCCAGTCGTGATTCATTGATTCAACTTTTAATTGATAATAATTTGTCAATTTAATTAAAGGAATAGCTTATGGAACAAAAAAATAAAATGGCTCTAGATAAGCTACAAGAGCAACTAGAGCTGAAATTTAATATTTCTGATGAAATTGGTAAAAAAGTTTTATCAGATGACCTGTCAGATGCATTGACCGATGTTCTAGATTACTGCAATAGAGACACACTTGTTGGAAATATGGTTACGAGTGTCAAAGATTTATATATTATCAGACACAACCAAGAAGGAGCTGAGGGTGAAGTTTCTAGATCTGAAGGAGGCATTTCTCAGACTTTTGAGGTCGGTATCCCTAAAAAAATCCGTATCAAACTCAACCGATATCGGGTAGCGAATTTAAGGAGCCTGCTATGAAACTGATGAAACGTGACTTAACAACGGTTTATCTGAAAAGGATAGACCCAAACAACACGCAAGATGAAGAGGGAAACGATCAAGTTATTTATCTGAGTCCTGTTGCTCTTGAAATGAATGTTCAGTCCGCAAGTGGTGCTGTCAATGCCACAATTTACGGCTCAAAGCTTTCTAGCATGAAATCATGTAAGTATCAAGGTGATGAGCTAAAAGAAGGCAGAGATGAAAACAGTGGCGTTTGCCTGTATGTTGATAAGGACAGTGACCCTGATTATAAAATCAAGTCGATTCAACCTTATTCTACACACATCAATGTGATGTTAGAAAGGAACAATGAAATTGGGAGTTGAAATAAAAGGATTGGATAGGCTTAAACGAAAAATTAATGCCATGCCTAAAATCTTAAATGATGCTGTGAATGATGCGACTTACGAAATCACTGAGTTGGTTCGTTCTGCAGCAGAATTAAGACTGGCTTCTAGTATGAAATTCAGTTCTGGAGAACTACTTGGAAGTTTAAAGACAGAGGTTGTAGAAAATGCGGAAGGTAAAATAGTTGGGCGTGTCTGGTCGGATAAAGCTCAAGCCATTTATCGTGAGTTTGGTACTGGTCCAAATGGACAAGCAAGTTCTAAAGATTTACCAGAAGGTGTTAACCCAGTTTATACTCAAACTCGTTGGTTTATTCCAGCTGAGGAAGTTGGAATTGATTTGAATGAAATCTATGGCATGCCTAAGATTACCATTCAAGGCAAAGAATTTTACATCACAAGTGGTCAACCAGCAAGGCCTTTCTTATATCCATCATTGAAAGAGATACTTCCACAAATTCCTGAGATATACAAAGAGCACGTTCAAAAGAAATTGAGGGAGCTTAAATAATGGAAAGAGTAAATATTAAAGTTGCTACTTTTTCCGTTTTAAGTGGGATATCTGAGATTAAAAAAGTAGCGACTGATTATCCGTCAACATGGAATGACTTTCCTACAGCTATTTACAGAACGGTTAACACGCCACATTTTGTAGATGGAAGTGGAGAGGAACTTCAAACAAAATGGTCAATCACAATAGAATTGTATTCTAAAAGTAGTTTGACCACTATCGTTAATAATGTCATCGAACAATTTGGTGATATTGGTTTTACAGGCACGCAAAGAGACGCTAATACAGCAGATTTAAAGCGAGTCACTATTGAACTATCCGCAATTGTGGATAATACAACAAAATACGTTTATTCGAAATAGGAGGAAATAAACATGACAACATTTGCAGGTCTATTATCAAAAGGAGCTGTGCTTTCTTATAAAGATGGTTCAACTTCAAAAGAAATTGCAGCAGTAAAATCTATCCCCGCAATGGGAGCTGACCCTGAAAAAGTGGATGTTACTCACTTGGGTTCAGACAAAAAAGCTTATATTGCAGGTATTCAAGATACTGACAATATGGAATTCGCAATCATTTATCAAGGTGATAACTTCAAAGATATTGATACTTTGGTCAAAACTGGTAAATCAGTCGATTGGACTGTAACGTACTCTGATGGCTTGAAAGTTGCGTTCACTGGTCAACCATCTTATAAATTTGATGGTGTTGAAGTTAACCAAGCGCTTGGATTTAACTTAGTAGTTGTTGTATCGGCAGGACCTGACTTTACACCAGTATCTACACCAGCTGGTGGTGGTCAATAATTTAGCAATTAAAGGTTAGTCAGAGTGGCTAACCTTTTTATTTTTTATAAATATAGAAATCGGAGAAACAAAAATGACAAAAGAAAATATCGCAAAACTTCCTGGAACTAAACAATTTGAATTTGGCGGCTTAAATCTTCAATTACGCTTGGATGGTAAATCTATTATTGCGATTGAAAAACGCTTGGACGAATCACTCATGGGACTTTTTGTAAATGGTCAAGGTGGTTTTAAATTGCCAGCAACAAACAAATTATTGGTAGTCCTTCAAGGCGCAAACCAAACAAGCCGAGTTTCTGATTCAGATTTAGTTAACGCTTTTGAACGTTTTGTTGAAGCAGGAAACACTACTTTTGATTTGTTCAATGCCATTCAAGAATTGCTTGATGAAGCGGGTTTTTTCGGCAAGGACAAGAAGGAGAACGAAGCGACAAATGGGGAATCTCTGGACAACGAACAAGAAGCACCGAGCGAACTCCTTTAAAAACCTACAATAATTTATCCAGCATGCTTGAGGATTTATACCCTCAGGCAGTTGAAGCTGGTATTTCTTCTACAGATTTTTGGGCGATGACTTTTGATGAAATCATGGTCCAAGTAGAAGCAAATAAAAAAAGGCATGAGAACGAACTAAAAGAGAAAGCCATGTTTGATTATTCTCAGCAAAGGCTTGCTATCTATGCTTTTAATGATCCAAAGAATTTTCCTAAATATGAAGATGCTTACCCTTTCTTGAATCAACTCAAGGAAGAAGTAGAGCAAGCAGTATCTGAGGAAGAAGAAAAGAAACAAGCGATGCTTAGTGACCAAGAAATTATGCGACAAAATGCAATGTTAATTCAGGAAACTCGTAAAAGAAAAAGTCAAAAGACAAATTAAAAAAATATTGAATAGAAAAGGAGGTGAGAAATATGGAATTAGAAACGCTAGAGATACTGTTTGATGCAAATACTGCAAAAATGGATGAAGCGCTTAGTAAAGTTTTACCTCGTGTAGAAGCAATTATGTCAAAGTTTGAGAATATCACTGGGAAGTCTATGAAAAAGACCGAAGATAATCTGAATATTGATAAAGGTGCAACACAATTTGGCAAACAGTTAGAAAAAATGAATCAAACTTTTGAAAAGATGATGGGCCATCTTGAAAGTTCTTCTAAGAAGTCATCAGAAAGTATTGGAGATAATTTATCTACTGGATTTAAGAAAGCACGTCCTAAAGTATCAAAAGAAATTGATGCTATGCTAAATGAAATTAATGCAAAAATGGGTCAAGCTAAAGCCGCTCAAGAAAAAGTGGCTTATCTAAAATCACAGCGTCAAAGTTCTTCAGCAAAAGGAGATGGCGGTCAAACGGTCAAATATGATGACCAGATTGCACGGGCTCAGGCATCAATGGTTAAGTACCAAGACCAAGCAAAAAGTCTTGCTAGATCAATGAAGACTGAGTTTGATGCAGTTCCTTCGTCTTTAGAGCGAATTGCAAAAGTAATGGATGCCAATGAAGCTAAGTATTATACAATGCGTGAAAGTGTTCGAGCCTTACAAAAGGAATATCAATATCAACTAAAACCAGTCGGAAGTTTTGACAAAGGCTTTAAAAATGTTGATACTCCTGATTCATTGAAAACTGCTCAAAAAATGCAAGCACAGTCTGACAAAATGCAGAAGTTAGCAAGTAGTAACGATGTTCTTCAAAAAGAATATCAAAGAACAGAAGAGCGTGCAGAATCATTAAGAAAGGCAATAGGACGAATTAATTCAGTTCTTAGTCAATCGTCAATGGCAACTGGAACAGCTGCAGCTGGAGCTAGCATGACAGGTTCAGGATTGAAACAATCTGAACGTGCTGTTTCTAAATATGGCGGAGTCTTCAACCGCATGTCAAACTCCATTTCTCACGGTGCTGGAGGAATTGGAAATGGATTGAAAAATTCATTTGGGATATTGGATAAATTTGGAAATCTCTTTTCGAGAAATTCAAATAAAGTCACACAAGGCACTCGTAGCATGTCTATGGGTAATAATGCTTTTCTTCAATCTATGAAGTATTTGTTGCCTTCATTAATTGTTTATCAATTAATTGGTGGAGCAATAAGTAAGTTAGCCGGCGGAATGATGAGTGCATTGAAGACAAACGATCAGTTTTCTAACTCACTTAATCAGATTAAAGTCAACTTGATGACCGCATTCTATCCAATTTATAATGCAATTCTTCCTGCCATTAATGCAATGATGAGCGCAATTGCCACATTAACTGGTCAATTAGCTTCGTTTATTGCTGGATTATTTGGGACTACTTATCAAGCTGCCAAACAAGGCGCAAGTGGTTTATATGATAACGTCCAAGCAATGAATGATACAGGTTCATCAGCGACTAAAGCGAAAGACAAGGTCGATAAACTTCAACGTTCACTTATGGGCTTTGACGAGATTAATCGTATTGGTTTGCAAGATAAAACCGATGATGACACTGACAAAAATAAAGATACCAATGCTCCAGGTATTGATTTTGGGGCTGCAACTGGTAATTATTCAACTCCTAAATGGATGAAAGATATGCAAGCCTTACTTAAAGACTTCTTCAAGCCTTTCCAAGATGCATGGAAAAACCAAGGTCAAAAGGTTATTGATGCGTGGAAATATGCACTTGGAGAAGTTATCGGTTTAGCAAGTGCTATCGGAAAATCCTTTATGGAAGTTTGGACAAATGGCACTGGTCAAAAATTCATTGAAAATCTATTAATTTTACTTGCGGATGTGCTTAACATTGTCGGTGATATAGCTAAAGCATTTAAAGATGCCTGGAATGAAGATGGTAGAGGAACTGCCTTAATTCAAACTATTTTTAATATGTTTAATAGCATTCTTGAGCTATTACATTCTATAGCAGGGGCTTTTCGTGATGCTTGGAATGATGGAACAGGAGAAGCTATTGCTGCAAATCTTTTAGAGATATTTACAAATATTTTTAAAGCGGTAGGAAACATTGCTGACCAACTTAAAAAAGCATGGGATCAAGGTGGAGTCGGGAAAGAAATTTTCTCTATTATTTTAGGGATTATCAATGATTTGCTTACACATATTAATAATATGGCAAAAGCTACAGCTGATTGGGCAAAGACCTTGGATTTTACACCCCTGCTTAATGGAATTAAAAAGTTACTTGAAAGCATTCAACCTCTCTCTGATAATATTGGAGCTGGACTAGAATGGTTTTATAAAAATGTACTTTTACCATTGGCTGGGTTTACTATTCAAGACTTAATACCTGCTTTCTTACAAGCATTAGGCGGGGCAATAGATTTTGTAAATGGAGTAATCGAGGCCCTTAAACCAGCTTTCAAATTTTTCTGGGATAACTTTTTGAAACCAGTCGCTGAATGGACTGGCGGAGTAATTGTTGACGTCTTAAAAGGGCTCGGCGATGTCCTTTCAACTATTGGTGATTGGTTATCTGAACATGGGAAAGGGTTTTCTGATTTTGTTATTGTACTAGGGACATTTGCTGAAGTTGTTGGCGGAATCATAGCAGTTGGAACAGCAATTGGAGCAGTAGTGACTTTCGTTAGTGGATTGGTTGCTACTATTTCTGGAGCAGGAGGATTGCTTGGAATTCTAGGAGTAGTAGTTAGCTTTCTTGGAGGTCCAGTCACAATTGCTATCGGAGCGATTATAGCTATTGGTGTCTTAGTAGTTAAAAACTGGGATACTATATCAGAAGCAGCTGGTAAACTTGGGAAATGGATTGGTGATGCCTTTAATGGAGCGTGGAAGGCTATTTCTGATGCGTTCGGTAATATCGGAAAATGGTTTTCAGATCGTTGGAATGATGTGATGAAAGCTCTAGGCTCGGTAGGTAAGTGGTTTAGTGATGTCTTTAGTGGAGCATGGAAGGGCATTACTAATATATTTAGTGGCATAGGTAATTGGTTTTCAGAACGTTGGAATGATATCACTAGAGCATTTGGTTCTGTCTCTAAATGGTTTGGAGATGTTTTCAATAGTGCACGGAATAGTATTACTAATATATTCGGTAATATTGGTAACTGGTTCTCTAGTCGTTGGGGTGATATTACTAGAGCATTTGGACAAGTGGGAAATTGGTTCAGTAACACCTTTAGAGGCGCTTGGAGTAATGTCACCAACGCATTTAGTTCAGTTGGAAGTTTTTTCAACAGTATCGGAACTACTATAAGGAATATTTGGTCAGGATTTACTAACTTTATGACGTCACCTATAGAGAATGCTAAAAACTTAATCAGTGGGATTATTGACAGAATTAAAGGATTCTTTAACATTAGACTTAGTTTCCCTGATGTTCCACTTCCACACTTCCAAATCAATCCGAGAGGTTGGGATATTAGCGACCTTTTACAAGGTGATATTCCCTCATTGGGAATAAATTGGTATGCCAAGGGTACAAAAAACCACCCAGGAGGTATGGCAGTTGTTAATGATGCTAAGTCTTCTAAGTGGCAAGAAGCATACAAAACTCCTGGGGGCGCTTGGAAAATGTTTCCAGCTATAAGAGAAATGCTTGTCGATTTACCACAAGGTACACAAGTAATGCCAGCCGCAAACATTTCAAGTTTGGATAGTTTTAGTGATACTTTAACTGGTGGTTTTTCATCTCCAGTTGGTAGTAATTATCAAAGTTTTAAAGGATTTGAAGCACTACAATTGCCTTCGATGTTTACAGAGAAGCCAACTGATTATAGTAGCTCTGGAAGCTTTGGTGGAGGTCAAGATGTTTCAAGCTATGGTTTGGCAAATATGAATGGTTCATTAACAAGTGCCATCATGTTGCTTGTTCAATCTTTAGGCGCACAAACGAGCCAAACTTCAAATGGAGATATTGTGATAAATATCGGTGGAAGAGAGTTTGGACGAATTGCAGTTTCAGAAATCAATAAATATCATCAACAGCTCGGGTACACTGAGCTTAACATTTAGAAGGAGGGATTATGTCTGCCGAATTACGATTTAATGGAGTCACAGTAAAATTCCCTCAAGAATTCAGCGTCAGTATTTCAACAATTGACGCTGACTCCTCAGGGAGAAATGCGAATGGGGAAATGGTAAGGGATGTCATTGCTCAAAAAACAAAACTAAATATTAAGTGGGGGCCTTTGAGTGATTCGGAAGCATCTGATATTTTGCAAAGAATTAATCAACCATTCTTTGTAGTAATTTATCCAGATCCCCAACTTGGAAGACAAAGAAGTAAAACTTTTTATGCTGGAGATTCTACAATGCCTTCTTACTCATGGAATGATAAGTTTAAAGCGATGAAGTGGCAAAACTTATCTGTAAATCTGATAGAAAAATAGGAGGATAAAAATGCTTAATGTCTCAGATGATTTTAACAATGCCATGAAAGCAGAAAATCGAAGGTTTGAGACTCGAATAAAAGTTGGTGATAAAGTCTTTACAAAAAATGATATCAATAGTTGGGTATATAGTGGTGGCTCTATTTCTGGTGAAACATTTCAGATAGGTTCAACATTTTCAAATTCTATAAAGATAGAATTTTGTTCAATACTTGAAAATATAAAGGAACTGACAGAAGTCACTGTGGAATTGGGAATAGCAACTTATGATGCAGATTATCATTATGATAATATCCCTCCTGAAAAAGTGGGAAGTGCAAGAGTGGGCTATGCTAAATTGATTCATTCTAAGCCAACGGTTTATGAGTATGTCTCAATTGGAACTTTTTATGTCACAAAGTGTGACCCAGATAGGAATGAAAATAAAACGACACTTGAAGCAAGTGATCGTTTTGTTTTTTTAGAAAACGAGTATGTTTCTGAACTAACCTACCCAGCTTCTATTCGAGCTGTTGCTTTAGAAATTGCAAATAAAAGTGGTTCCGTAATTAATGAAACCAACTTTTCAATGATTAGCACTTCAAAAATAAATAAACCTGAGGGCTATACGTTCAGACAAGCAATAGGTTTAATCGCTCAGTTTGAAGCAGGTTATGCAAGGTTTAGCCGGACAAATCAATTGGAAATCATGCAATTAATTGACCCTAAGTTTGCGGTTTCTCCAGCAGAATATTTTCAAAAGGGATTAACAAAAAACGAATTGATGTACAAAATTGGCGGTATTTCTTGTACAGTACCTGTTCAAAGCGAGAGTGGAAATGAACAGGCTACTTATTTAGCGGGTAGTAATACTGGTCCACAAATTGTTTTAGAAAATAAAGTAATGACACAAAGTTTACTTGATGATATTTATCAGAAAGTAAAAAATATCAATTTTTATCCTTTTACTTTAAATTGGAGGGGGAATCCAGCACTAGAAACTGGCGATTGGTTAACACTCACTGATAGAGATGGCACACCATTTAAAACTCCCAATTTAAGTTACACCCTAACTTTTAAGGGGGGACTGATAGCAACTAGTTCAGCTAATACTAACTCTTCAGCTCAAACAGTCTCAGCATATTCTCCACCGCTTAATCAAATTATTAAAGAGATTAATTCTCGTGTTGATGCAGCGGGTAAAAATTCAATTTATGATGGAATAGAGGAACCTCCTTATCCCAAAGAAGGAGATATTTGGTTCAAAAAAAACGGTCCTGATGATGAAATATGGATTTATACAAAACTTGCGGACGGAACTTACGATTGGGTAATGACTACTTCTACAAGATTATCTGATGAAATTCAAGAAAAAATCGACAATTCTGTTCCTTCTGATGAGATTGTAAAAACAATCAATTTATCAGAAGAAATGGACGGTAAAGAGTGGTTAAAAATTACGGGTGCAAAAATTTGGTTAACTGATCAAACTCGAATAGATGATGCTATCATCCAAGATGCAATGATTGGAAATTTGAGTGCTTCAAAACTAACAGCTGGAACTATCGATGCTTCAGATGTAAATATCATTAATTTAAATGCTTCGAATATATCGACAGGAACTTTGACCGCAGTCGATATAAAAGGTGTAAATATCACAGGTAGTGAATTTAAGACTGAAAGCACAGACGGAAAAATCCGTATATCTGGAGGTGCTATTAATTTCTTAGATAGTTCTGATAAGCTGTTCGGTTCTTTTCAGCCAACAGAAACTGGAGATGGTTTTCCGGTACTCCAGATGGGTTCTAACAGCGGAATTCTATTGACAGCTGGTAATAACTCAGCATATCGTTCATCTCTTATTTTAGGAGATGCAACGGGTACAGGAAAATCCACTACCACCTTATATTCGGCCGCATCTCCTATCTCCATTATGTATAATGATGAAACCACTATTGGTCTTGATTCAAATGGAGTCACAATAAAAGGAAAACTAGCCGGAATAAACGGGCTAAGAATTAATGATAGAGTTTTTATATCTGGAGCCTTACAAGTTAACGGAGACCTGGACGTTTATGGCTCGAAAAATGCGGCTCATGTCACAAGAGATGGACTTAGATTGACACCAGCTTATGAAACCGCTGAATCATATCTAGGGGATATCGGAACAGCACAAACTGGCGAAGACTGCACAGTTATCATTCCTATCGAAGAACATTTTTCTGACGTTATTAATACCGATTATGAGTATCAAGTATTTTTGCAAGGTTATAGTGAAGGTTTTGTTTATATCACATCAAGAGATAAGACAAGTTTTACAGTACAATCATCTGTTCCAAATCTTCCTTTTACATGGGAAATCAAAGGTAAAAGGAGAGGTTATGAAAGTGATCGTTTGATTTTAACTGATACGAAATATGAAGAAATTAAAGAAATTGAAGAGCAAGATTTAAAAGAGGAGGAAGCATGAATAAAGAAATTGATGCAGAAAAATTGATTAACAACTTACTATCTAAGATTACTCAGTTACAATTTGAAAATGCCAAGTTATCAGTTCTAGTTGAAAGGTATGAGCAAGATAATTCTAAGGAGGTTGACAAATAATGAGTTACGAAAAGCAAACTTGGAATCAATATGATGAATTAAAAACAGAAGAAGAGAATATTAAAAATGGTGCTGTTGTAACTGATAATCGTATGAATCATATGGAGTCTGGTATTGGCGACAACGATAATAACCTTGCTTCACATCTTGCAGATACGAATAATCCTCACAAAGTAACAGCCGCACAAGTTGGACTTGGTAATGTAGATAATGTTAAACAGGCAGCGAAAACTGATTTTGATTCTCATGTTAATAATAAAAATAACCCACATACAGTAACAGCTGTTCAAATTGGACTGGATAAGGTCATTAATGTGAAACAAGCTTCAAAAGTAGAGTTTGACTCACATGCAAGTGATTTATCTAACCCGCATAAAGTAACTGCAGCACAAGTTGGGGCTTATTCTAAAGATGAATCAGATCAAAAATTAGCAACACAGAAGCAAGCGATAGATTCTCATGTCAACAATAAATCTAACCCGCATGCAGTAACAGCTTCTCAGGTCGGAGCTTATACAAAAGCAGAGTCAGATTCAAAATTCACAATAAGCGGTTCTGTTATTGCAAATCAAGGAAATATAGCAAGTGGAACTGATTTAAATAGTGTAACCGATACAGGTTTTTACCGTGTAGGTGGGCTTGTTGGTGGAACGGATATTTTGAACGTTCCTTCTGAAGTTAGTGGTATTAGATTCTATGCCTTTTTAACAGTCATAGGTTCACTTCAAGAATTAACAGTATATTCTCCTAAACAAGATACAACTTGGACTTATAGTCGTTCTATTTCGGGAAGTCCAGCAATATGGAGCAGTTGGTCAAAAACTGTAATGGCTGATGATTCGGGGAAAGTGACTGTAACTGGCACTTTAGAAATGGGTAAAACTGCGACTCTTACACAATCCACTGGTTTCGGTCGTACTGCTATATTCACAAGGGTTGGTAACTTAGTTACTGTTTATTCTGAATCAAAACACACAACTGCTCCACCTAACGGATGGAATAGAGAAGTTGCTACTTTGCCAGTCGGCTGGCGCCCAATTGGTAATTTCTGTTTATGGCAACACGATTTGTCAAATTCTACTAAGTTCTCGTGGCTCGAAGTTCACTCTAGTGGACAAGTTGACTTATATGCGTCAGGTGGTATTACTACATCCGACTACATGCTCTCTGCTTCGTGTGTTTATATAACAAAAGACCCATTCCCAGAATCATAAAATAGAAAGGAAGTTATGGAAGAAAAAGCATGGCAAGAAGTTTTTGAATAAATTATAAATAATTAATAAAATAATAGACTTATCAATGGATAGGTTTTTAATATGGAAGGAAAAATACAAATTGGAGTATCAATTATTGGGAGTTTCAGGACTAATCTTAATTATTTTAGGATTGACATGGTTAAAAGATGGAGAAAAAATGGACCCACCTTTAAGAAAAAGAATCATTATCGATTTAACAACAATCGCTTTGTTTTGGATTGTCTTTGAGTTTTGGCACTTTTCAAGTTCAAGGGCTTATGAAAATGAAGTAAATTGGATTATTAACGGTTCACTTGTTTTCTTTGGTGCACGAATGATTCAATTGATTTGCCAAATAAATCCGATGTTTCAAGAATTAGTGAATTACTTGAAATCTAAGAATAGCAAAACAAATGTTATTGAAAATGAAAGCACGGAGGAAAACAAATGAAAAAGTTAATTAAAAAAGCTGCCATTGGAATGGTAGCTTTCTTTGTTGTCGCAGCAAGTGGACCAGTATTTGCGGCAATCGGTGACCAAGGGGTGGACTGGTCAAAATATAATGGAGACTATGGTAACTTTGGTTATGATCATGATAAGTTTGCGATTGCTCAAATTGGTGGAACTTATGGCGGTTCATTCGTGGACCAGGCAACTTATTCAACACAAGTTGCATCTGCCATTGCTCAGGGCAAACGAGCGCACACTTACATTTGGTATCAAGTCGGAGGTTCGCAAGAAGTAGCAAAAGCAGCACTTGATCGCTATTTACCAAAAATTCAAACGCCTAAAAACTCTATTGTTGCCTTGGATTACGAGAGTGGAGCAAGTGGAGATAAGCAAGCAAATACTGATGCTATTCTTTACGGAATGCGACGTGTTAAAGCGGCTGGATATACTCCAATGTATTATTCTTACAAGCCGTACACTTTGGCAAATGTCAATTATAAGCAAATCATCAAAGAGTTCCCTAACTCACTATGGATTGCGGCATATCCAAATTATGAAGTGACACCAGTTCCAAACTATAGCTTTTTCCCAAGTATGGACGGAATTTCAGTATTCCAGTTCACATCAACCTATGTTGCTGGCGGACTTGATGGAAATGTTGACTTAACTGGAATCACTGACAAAGGTTATGAGAACGGAAATGCAACTAAACCTGATACTGATACACCAGCCACTGATGACGGTAAAGATGCCAACGAAGTGACACCAAGTGAAATTCAAGAAGGAATGACTGTCACAATCAAGTTCAGTGCAACGAATTACTCAACGGGACAAGCAATCCCTAAATGGGTAAAAGAGAATTCCTATAAAGTGGTTCAAAAATCAGGCAATAAAGTCTTGCTTGATAATATCATGAGCTGGGTTACAGCAAGTGATGTTCAAGCACTAGATACAGGCGGAAGTAGTTCAACTGGAAATACTCAAACTCACATTGTTCAGTCTGGCGATACTTTAAGTGGCATTGCTTCAAACTGGGGTACAAACTGGCAAGAATTGGCACGTCAGAACAGTTTATCTAATCCGAACATGATTTATACGGGTCAGGTTATTCGTTTCACAGGCGGACAGTTTGGGGTCACATCACGAATTTACACCGTACGGTTTGGTGATAGCCTATCATCAATTGCCAGCCGTCTTGGAACAACCGTTCAAAGTTTAGTTTCAATGAACGGTATTTCAAATCGTAATTTGATTTATGCTGGTCAAAATCTAAATTATTAAAAAGAACCTAGCCACATTGTTGGCTAGGCCTTTTTTTGGTATAATAACAATTAATTTATAGATTGTTTGGAGAATAAATGAGTCAAAAATTTACAGAAAAAAAACTGAAAGAAACAAAAACGGTATTAACTGTAAAATCAGTTACTGATTATTTGAATAAATTAAAATTTGAGGAGAATAAATTCTATGACTCTTTCAAATATGGCCCATTAGAAAGATATAAAGAGTGGTTAAAACAAGAAGGATTATTTTTTTATAGGGGAGAAGGGTCTTTATTCGAGAGGCACGATGCCTCTATTTTCAGAGGAAATGGTTATATACCTCTGTCCGAGCTATTAAATACATATGAAAAAGAAGTTGTGGACAGTATATCGGAACTAGAGAGAAAAGTAATACTGGCTCACGGCCAACATCATGGTTTAGCAACAAACTTATTAGATATTACAATAAATCCGCTAGTAGCTCTTTTTTTTGCGTGCTATGATAGTAATGATACAAATGGTTTTGTATATATGTTTGCTAAAACAGAAACAGTAACCTTACCTACCGAAGCAATAGTTAATGAGGGATGGAATTTTAATAAACTCATTATAGATGACAATGTTTATCAGACTTTAAAAAAAGGTATTCAATCGATATATATAAAAGCATATTTTCAGAAACGTAATGTATTCTTTGACAAGATGAGCTTACTATTTTTTAGATTGAAGAAAATGGAAGAACAAGATTTAATTAACAAAAGAGATGATAAAGTAAAAAAAATATTGTCAGAAATATCCTCTAAGGAAGATTTTACTGTAAGCGATACCTTAATGATTGTGAAAAAAGCATTTGAGCAACCAAATTTTAATGAGGCCGATGCTTATCTTCAATTATTTAAGATTTATCTTGATAATTATGATGAAACTGAAAATGAAGAAATGATCGATACGTTTAATTTTATCTATGACCCTATTATGCCATTTAATAGGGCAAAAATTCAACAAGGTCGTTTTATATATCAAGTTTCAATGTTAAGATATTTCACTCAAAACAATGATGGCAGTAATTTCTTGTCTAGGGATTTTCAAAGACAAAAGGTAGAAACTTTTGGTACGGTTTTCAAAATTTCTAAAAAATATAAAGAAGAAATTTTAGAAGACTTAGATAGATTAAACATAAATATTAAATCAATTTATGGTGATTTTGATCATATAGCGAAATATTTAAACAGCAAAAAAACTAATAAACCAGCTGAAGGTGAGGTTAGAATGAAACATTATAGAAGTGAGGAAGATATTTTAGAGTGACCCTGACTTCGGTCAGGGCTTTTTTTATATATTAAATATTGATATAATAAGTTTAAAATAATATCAGGAGTAAAATAATGACTTTAAAAGAAATTATAGAGAATAAAAGATATCCAATTTTATTCATAGGAGCTGGAATTTCTAAACGATATTTGAAAGGATATCCTAATTGGAAAGAGTTGCTCCATGAATACTATTCAATTTTGGAACTAGAACAACCATATTTTTCTTATTTAAATGATCTAAAGAAAAAGTATTCAAATAAAGATTTAGAAGATAATGAAATAAGTTTTCATATCAATACAGAGGCGGCAACTTTCATCGAAAGTCAATTTAATGAGGGCTTCTATAATGAGAAAATAATAGTTCCAAATCTAACTCCTGAGGAAGCTTATGATAAAGGTATTTCTGCATTTAAGGTTTCTGTCTCACAAAAATTTTCTCAATATGACTACGTAGATAACGTAGATAAGGAAGAAATAAATTCACTTCGTCGTTTTTTAAAGAAAGCTAGAATGATTATCACGACCAATTATGATGGTTTTATAGAAGATTTATTATCTGATGATGAAAAAGGCAAACCTGTTGTTTATGTTGGTCAAGATGGATTTTTTGAAGAAACAATTGGTTGGAGTGAGGTATATAAAATTCATGGAGATTATAATCGCCCTAGTAGTATAATAATAAATAAAGAGGACTATGATCAATATGATAAGAACTCTGTTTTAATAAGTGCAAAAGTTTTATCCACGATGATTTACTCACCAATAATTTTTTTAGGGTATTCATTAAATGATCGAAATGTTCGAAAGTTATTAAGCGATTTTACTTCCCAACTTCCGAAAGAAGATGAACGTAAAAAAATGTCTCGTATTACTGTAATTGAAAGAGAAAAGGGACTCCAAAATATTGAAGAATTTATGCAACGAATGGATCAAGATGAATTTGGATATTCTGTTATTAAAACTGACAATTATAAAAAGATTTATGATGAAATCGGAAAGATTAATTTAGGGTTAACACCTATTGAAGTGTTAAAATATCAACAATTTGTAAAAAACATCGTTGTGTCAGCAGAGCAAAGAGGGGCATTAGATACCGTGTTAGTAACACCTACCGAACTATCAGATGTTGAAAAAGATTTCAATGAAGGGAAACATGTCGTAGTTGCCCTTGGGAATCGTAAAAATATGTTAGTATTCCCTGATTTATTAACGTATATTCACGATTATTTATTTGAAGAAGATTTATCAATAGACCAAATTATTATCAATTTAAAATTTGTAGCAAATGATGGGCAAAGAAATACGAGAACTCCATTCATAAAATATTTTAAAAATAATCAAGTTATGGAATCACTTGATAGTATTACTAGAGAGAAACTTGAAAACAAAAGGGATAATGAAAAGACTTTTGAAGATTTAAAGAGTAGTTTACCTGACTCTTGTAAAAAAATACATAATTCTATACAAGATATTATAAATTTATCACTTACATTTACAACAGAGATTAGTATGATAATTTATAACTTAGAAAATTTCGACATAGCAGAGTTAGATGATTATATTCATAATACAAGCTTTCCTCAATTTGAAAAACTCTGTTCAGAAAATCCAAGATCTGGAAATAAAACTCACTACAGAAAACTTTTTAAAGCATATGATTTTATATGTAATGGAAATTTTGACTAAAAAAAGCCGATAGTCCATGAAATGGTCTACCAGCAGTTTGCGGAATAAAGTGTCTCTCTATGAATATAGATCAACTTTCTAATCAATTTTAATAAATTTTCATTAGTCTGTCAAGTTATTGTTTCGTATATTTATTTTTTTTGATAATATATCTATTAATTAGAATGCCATTTATCATTTAAGAGGCAAGTATTATAGCTTTCTTAGTCCAAAAAATAAATTTTTGATAAAACTCCTAAGCGCCTATTAATCTGGGCGTTTTTTGTTATAATAAACACATGGACTATAAATATTATATAGATACTGAAAAAATTGAGTGTGAAATACGTAATTATGGATTATTTTCTTTTCGAAGAGTAATAAAAATACCTTTTAATGATGCAAAAACTATCAATAAAAAGGCTGTTTTTATAATGATGAATCCGAGTAAAGCAAATGGAGATGAATCTGATATAACTGTAGATAGAATATTAGCCTATGCTCATGATCGCAGTCAATACAGTGAAGTTGTTATTTTGAATACAATATCTTTATATGACTCAAACTCGAACTCAGCTAAACAATCGATAAAAAAAGCAGAAGATTCAATGGGGAAGAAAGCTTTTAAGGAAGAACAAAATTTAAATATACAAGTCATTGAAAAGGTGTTAAAAAACCTGTGTAAGGATGATGATGTTTATATGGCAACAGGTAATCCATTGCCTACCTATGGTACTGCTGCCATAAAAAAAATATATGACTGTTTTTGTAAAAATAAGAGTGTTTTTTCATTTAAATCTGTTCGAGAAGACTCAACAAATAGTAAAAAAACTACAGTGAGAGGGTTCACATTTCATCCTTCGAGACAGCATGATTCATTTTTTGAAGAAAATAATAAATTTGATTTTATAATTACTGGTTACGGGAATAAAAGGACTAGGATAAACGATGCGAATATTGTTCGGTCACTGGTTCGAGTCCAGCAAAAACCATAAATATATAGTAGAAACTCCTTAAAAGGAGTTTTTTATTTTGACTCTTTTGTGCGTTTTAACAATAAAAAAATACCAACGAAAGGTTGGTATATATGAATTATTGATATATTTTATAAATAAATTTCTGTTCATCTTTACAACAAAAAGCAGGGATTGATTCTGTCTTCTAATATTGTTTTTTTACAAACTCGACTGCATCGGTAGTCCCTAATGTGCCATCTTTACTTACTTGTTGAAATTTTATATGAGTTTTATCAATAGGAGTGATATGAAATTCAGTTCCTTTCTTACTAACAAGTTCGATTTCTTTTTTATTGTTTTCGTCAGTGTATTCTTGTGAACATCTAGCAATGGTATGCTCTCCATCCTTAATTACCCAGTCATCCTCATTTTGCATAATGATAGTGTAAGTTACATTCCAGTCCTTACTATACCAGTCGCCTTGTAACCAATCCGAACTATCTTCTCTAGTTTGACAACCACTCAATACGATTAAACTAAAACCTAAAGCTAAAATTGTAAATACTATTTTTTTCATATTGTTCTCCAGGTATATTTTTTAAAATAATATCAAAACGTTGATGATTATGCAAGGTATTTACTCAAAACATTATTCTTTACAAAATAATGTGATGGTAATATAATAATTCTACGAGTAGTATTTTAATAGTGTTTCAGAAAGCACCTTTTGGCGAGGGTGTTTTTCTTTATTATTGTTCAGAAGTTTAGTATAATTGATTTCTAACACTGACACCCCGTAATTGGGGTTTTTTTGTTAACAAATGTTATTTCGTCATTTTGTCGATGTTGTTATAATGATGGAATCATGAATGCTATTCCAATTACAAATACAAATAGCTCAGTATTTATGAACAGATAAAGTGCCCTTTTCCAAAGCGAGGGCGTTTTTCTTTACAGTAAAAAGTATAAATTATATAATATAGTCTCCCCCATAAAATAAGTTTTTTTCATAATAACTTTTGTGCTACTCTTTTATAGAGTAGTTTTTTATTTCACAAGTCGTTTCAGTTTACACCAGATTATACAAGGAGTATAGTAATAATACATTCAAATTATAAACGCTTGAACACCTTGCCGCCATGCAGGGTGTTTTTGTTTACAAAATTCTGATTAAAGGTTATACTGTATGTAGTTTTGCAACTATA